AAACTTGAACTCAATTCTTTGGGTTCTACTCGAAGACTCTCTTGAAGATATGGAGTCTGGTAAAGAACCTAGATATGGTTTAGATATGTTGAAGCAAAGCTTGCAACATCTTACTTCGATGCAGAATAAAGGAAACATTAAACCTGTAACAGAAACTAGCTCTGCACTTTCTGACTTTCTAAAGTTAGGAAAAAAAGATAAAAAAAGTAGCAAGGAAAAAGTTGAAAAAGAGTCTGATATTGAGGACGAAGAATGAGCGAAAATAAAGTTATAACGCCAGAGCTAAAAGTTGGTGGCATAAAACACTGGCGACGTAAGAAAACTGCGAGGTATCTCGCCCTAACTGCCATATTATCAGATCCTTATGGCTTCATCAGTAGACTCAAAGTAAAAGATAAAGCTGGAAGGCTGGCTTTCCTCAAGCCCACATCTGAGCAGATGGAAATTATAAAAGCTTTTATTGAAGACGAAAGACACCTAGTCATACTTAAACCACGCCAGATAGGATCCTCAACCATATCTCTTGCACTGCTTTTTTGGAAATGGTATACGTCACCACAACCTATATCAGTAGCAATACTATCACATAAGCTAGCCAGTTCAAAACATCTATTAGAAATTTTTATGAGGTTCTGGGACAATTTACCATTAGAACTTCAAAGAGGCTTAAAAGTAAGAAACACTACACAGATGCAGTTAGAAGATACAGGAGCAAAAGTAGAAGCACTCTCAGCAGAAGGTCATGGTGGTCTACGTTCTTTCTCTGCTAACTACATCCATCTATCTGAATATGCGTTTGCTCCAAATGGAGATGAGCTTAAAGCAACAGCTCTTGCTTCTCTTAACGAAGGAAGAATGATACAAGAAAGCACAGCCAACTACTGGGGAGATGCACATCACTCTGATGTTTTGAAAGCGCAACGAGGAGAAGGAGATCTAAGACTTCTTTTCTTTCCTTGGTCACAGCATGAAGAATATTCAGTTAAAGGTCCAAGAACAAAGATACAAAAAGTTCGTGCACTAGAGAACTGGAATAAAGAAGTTGGAGATAATAATGAAGATACACCTAGACCACATAAGGTAGATGGAGTTTATATCTCTCATGTAGAGATGTCTATAATGGAAAGCTATGGTCTAACAATTGACCAGATACTTTGGAGAAGAATAAAAGTGGAGCAGTTTGGTGAGCATAAGTTTAGGAGAGAATTTCCTCTATCAATAGAAGAAGCTTATGGCAGTAGTTCTAATGCATACTTTAAAGAAGAAGACTTAGGACACATAGAGACTTATGCAATAGATACAGTAGATGGAGCTTTAAATATTATTGAAGACTTTAGAAAAGAAACAGCTTATGCTTTAGGTGTTGACGTTGCTACTGGTGTAGAGAGAGACTTCTCTGCGATACAAGTATTAGACAAGACAACATGGAGACAAGTAGCTGTATGGTCTTCCAACAAAACAAGCATAAGTGAAACAGCTGACATGGTACAACACATGTCTTCTATGTATGGTGATGCCAAGACTTTAATAGAAGAAAATAATATTGGACACGCCTTGTTACTTGAGCTGAGATCCAGAGGCTTCACTAAGTTATGGTCACATCCAGATACAGGTAAAGACTGGAGTACGAATGTTAAAACTAAATGGGTTTTATTTGAGGAGCTAAAGGAAGTCTTGACGAAAGGAATTATAAGTAACATAGATGTAGTTACTATGCAGCAGTTGAGATCGTTTATTATAAATGATAAAGGTAACATAGACTATGCAAGCAGAGACAGTCATGGTGACCAAGTAGTTGCATTAGCTTTGGCAATACAATGTTTAAAGCAAGTAACTCTACCAAGGAATTTGTTTCTGCCTGAATGGGTCAAGACTCAGAGGTTTGAGAAAGCTGCCAAGAAATATTCCAACAGAGGAAGGGCCAGATACTAGGTGGATATTCTTGTTGGAATGGAGTGAGCGAAGCGAACGACTATTACCATCACTGGCGAAGCCCTCGGAGCGTAGCTCCAAAACAAGTTACACTTGTTATAAAGTGCATGAGATAGAAATTCTCTGCCACAATTTTTAAACTTTACAAAAAATATTTTAATGTAGGATACAATACATGATATCAGAAAGCGATAAGATCAAAATAATTAGAGAGGTTCTTTACTCGCATAAGCAATACTGGGAGATGAAAGAACCAGATATGCGAAAGCTAAGACAAGCTTATCTGACTAAGTTCTATGACGATCAGACTTATTCTGAAACATCTGTTCGTGTTGAAACTTCTGATGCTTATACGTTTGTCGAAAGTTATATAGCATCTCTTTTTGAGAAGTCACCATCTGTAGAAGTAGACTCAATGACTACGAAGAATGAAAACGTAGAAGTAACTAGAACCTGTGTTAACAGCTGGCTTAGCGGTAACAGGAAAGCTTTAGAGAATGGTTCCAGGTTAGCTTTAATTTATCCTATGGCTTTCTTTAAGATCTCTCCAAGAGTAAGCGATGACCCGCTGAACCGTGTATCTATACGAGCCATAGAACCATGGAATATTATCTTGGATAGAGATGCTGACCTATGGGAAGAACAAAGGTTCGTTGGTCATCATTACTACTTGACGCTTACAGAAGCAAAGAGAATGTATGGCGGAAAGAAATATACAGCAGTTTCTAAACCATCTTATTTCGAAGATGGAAAGCAGGTTGGTTCTTATTCATCTTTACCTGAGTCAATGCAGTATATTGAAGTTGTTGAGTTCTATGATCTAGAAGAAGATCGCCTATATATCTTCTCACCAAACGTTAAAGTAACTGGCGGCTTCTTAGAGAAAAGCAAAATACCTTTAAGAGCATCTGATGGTTCTCCACTTGTTCCTATATCTCCACTATATTATAGTCGTGTTCCTGATAAACCAATGGACGGATATTCTACACTTTCAAGAATATACGATCAGTTATTTGAAAAGAATACAATGAGAACTTTCTGGGCTAACGCTATTAGAAGGGACAGCAGACAGTTTATTTATAAAGAAGGAACAATGGATGAGGAAAGCTTGGCTAAGATCGCATCAGGTGTAGATGGTGCAATGATCCCAATTGATGGAGAAAGCCTTGATGGAATTATAAGATCTGTACCTGTAGAACCACTATCTTCTAACTTTGATAGATATCAAAATTATATTGAAGCAGATATTCAGAGAGGTTCTATTATATCTCCAAACGTAAGAGGAGAAGCAACTCGCGCTACAGCTACAGAGATCACAGCATTGGCTCAATATACAGCTTCTGAAATTGGAAGAATGGCAAGAGAGCGTGATGAAGCAATTGAAGGGTTAGCAAATATTTTTGTTAGAATGTTGGTATATACATTGGATGAAGAAGATAGACCTGTTGTTATGGTTGGAAAGAAACCAAGGTTTGTTACACCAGATGTATTAGACCATAAATACAGATACTTTGCTTTAGACCAAGCAAGCACACCACTATCAAAAGAATTAAAGAAAAGACAATTGCTTGAACTAATTCCTCTACTTGGACAGCTTGGTGTTTCTCAGCAGAAAATATTAGAAGATGTTGTTAGAGAATTTGAATTGAATGAAGCTTATCTAACTATAGCAAAAGAAGAGGTCGGCTCAACAAGCAGAGCAGGTAGCGCAGAAATTGTAGAACAGGAACCAACAACTGATGCTCAAGCTTTAGCACAAGAATTAATAGCAAGTCAAAGATCTATACCATTACCAATAGCATAAGGAGAGGCAATGTACGGAAAAAAAGAAGGCATTAAAATAGTAATTAAACTTCCACCAAAAGATGCTGGTGGTAAGGAAGAGAAAGAAGTAAAAACTTCTAAGACAAGAGCCGAGGTTTATAAGAGCGGCGGTTGTTGCACCAAAAAGAAGAAAGAGGAGAAATACTAATGCCACTCCATGACTTTAAGTGCTCCATTTGTAATGGTGTAAAAGAGAAGTTTTTGAAAAGCAGAAGTGGAGAAGTTGAAGTTATATGTGATAAGTGTCACATTGTAATGGTCAAGCAGATCTCCTTGCCTGCAAAAACAGCTACTCTTTGGAACGATGGGTGGAATTCTGGCTTATCAGGTCAAGGCATCTATTCACAAGCTTTAGGAAAAAAGGTTCATTCTCGCAGAGAAGAGGCTAAGATAATGGAGTCTAAAGGCTTCGTTTCAGAAAGAGATCTCCCCTCACATTTTGTTGATGATATGATGGAGAAGCAAAAAAGGGAAAAAGAAAAAGAAGATGCTATCTCTCAACGATGGCTTGACAATGTTAAGAAGTTTAATGGTGATAAAGAACAAGCTTGTGTTGAAACATTTCCAGCACATGAGATGCTCGCTCAGTCAGAATAAACAATTATAAAAAAGGAGAATAATAAAATGGCATTAGGTGATATAGGAAGAATGGGCCTTGATATGAAGGCTCTTGGTTTAGAAGGAAGAGGAATGGAAGAGGCAGAATTGGAAAGCAAAGTTTCTGAATTAGACAGCGAAGAAATGTCTATGTATGAAGAAATGGCTCCACAAGGTTCTTTCTCGAAAGGTGCCCTTAATTCCCTTGTTGGTTCATATAACAGAGTAGGTAAACTTTTTGGTATAGATGGCTATCCTAGCTTCGATGCTGACCAAAAAAGCTTTCCAGCAGAATTTGTTAAAGGTATAATGATGGTAATAACCGCAGCATCTGATGCATTAGATGAAGAAGTTATTACTTCCAATATGCTTCCATCAATTGAAAATATATCTGGTGATACAGATGTAGCTATGCTATCAGCTAAGCTTGATATGCTTGGAGCTTCAAAAGACTTTAAACGCTTCCTACAAGAAGAAGCACCAGAAATGGAAGAAGAAGTTATGGAAGAAGAAGTTAAAGAAGAAGGTCTGTCAGATGAAGAAATGGATAAACTATTCTCTTCAAGAATGTAAGGAGATAAAATGTCAGGTGAAATAGATACGACCCACGCGGCTGTGGATACCGTAGAAGATGTACCAGTAGAAGCAGTTGATAAGTTTAACTTAGAAGAATTAATTTCAACACATTTTGATGATCCAGTTATGGCTGAGCCTGGACTAGAACACAAGATCGGTTTACCATATGATCAGGTTCTTAAACACATACCTGAAAATGGAAGAAAAGTAATTCAGAACTTAAGAGCTTCTTACACAAAAAAGACACAGGAACTTGCGCAAGAAAGAGCCAACCTTGAAAGTATGCGAGAAGAACTCGACAGACAGAAGAGGATGATGACAGAAAGTGAATGGGCCAAAGGAATAAAGAAAACAGCAGAAGACAATAGTGAAATTGATATCTGGGATGAAGAAGGCAGAAAGGCAGCTATAAAAAGAGAAGCTGCAAAAATGATGCAAGATATGATCAAGCCTCTTCAGGAAGAAATGGCTGCTGAAAAAAGAAGCATGGAAATAGAAAAGTTTAAAGTAGCACATCCTGATCTAACTGAAATGAGAATGGATATTGCTAAGCTTTTAATGGAAAGATCTGAACTTAAACTAGAAGATGCTTATTATCTTGTTAAGGCAAAGAAAACTTCTGAAAGAGAAATAGAAGATAAAAAGGCTAAAGTTAACGAGAGAGTTGCTAGCAAAGAAATTTTATACAAAACTTCTGGTGGCAAAAACGTGGATAGTTCCAAGCTAACACAACCAAAATTCAAGGACGCTTGGTCGGCCTATCAATGGATAAAGGCTAACGGAGGTAAGTGATCTACTACATTTAATTCTTTAAGTATAATATAATAATTATATTTAAGGAGTTAAAAATGAAAGTAGATATGACATTAGAAGGTAAAGCTTGGGAAGACTTTATAAAAAGTTTAGCCGATGATACATTCGGTGCTTTAGCTGAAAGGCTCTTTATGAAGACGGTGTTAATGCCGGGCAAAATAAAGGGCCTTTCTTCTTGTAGGAAAATAGATACGACTGGGCCATCTAATGACATTCTTTTGTTTGGAGACTTCGGAGAAAAGATAGTTGAAATAAAAGCGGCAAAAGACTTTGGTTATAAAACATTCTTTTGTGAAACAGAAGCGATCAAGAAGGGCTTATGGGAAAAAAGCTTTTGGCGTAGTCAAGAAGATATATCTATGATGATATATTTTTCTGCTAGCGAAAAGCTTTTTTATTTATATGACTTCCAAAAGTTTAAGGCTCATGCTTTGGAGATGGAAGAGGCTGGCAGAGTTTATCCAAATTATATAAAAACAGGAAAAGGCTTTTTATTTTATAAACAAGCTGAGACTTCTGGTTATCTTGGTGTCATAACGACAAAGCCCCCGAGGCGTGAACTCGGGGGCTTTGAAGCAGACAACAAATTTTGAGGTTAACAACTACATTTGACGGAGGATACGTTATAGATAAAACCTAATAGTTAGGTGCCCGACCCTCACTATGATACCGCCGGACACTATATAATACCATCCCGGTCCTATTTTTTGGGAGCTAGGTGGTATTTTTTTTTCTATTTATTTTTCGGCTCTACCTTTTTTTCTATGAATATTCGGATGTACTATTGTGCGGAGGTTACTATGCAGGCAGAAACTAAAGAGGTACTTAATTTAATAACAACTTTAAATTGTTGGGAAAGTTTAACTGGACCTTCAGGTAGAAGGCGTAAAGCAATACTTGACAAATACTGCTCTATATTTCATGTAAGTAGAGAAGAAGCAAAGATCGAAATAGTTGATAGCTTTATTTGTTGGTTTGATGATAGAATACTTGATGGAAAAAGCAAGACTGTTTCTGAAATTATAGCGGCTATGGCTAATGGCGGTCCAGTTTATAACAAAATATTTTATTGTTTCTGGCAAGTTTATTTAAAAAACTTTTTATTAAAAGAAACCAGGAGAAGAAGAATGTTAGCAGAAAGAGGCGAAGAATTAATGGATATCAGAGATCCGTTCCAGTCACTAACAAAGGCTAGACTTATTGAAGCAATTTCTGATCTATCCGAAGAAGAACTAAAGGTATTAACATGGTCTGTTGGTATGGTAACTACTGAACAAACAGGAATGTCTGAAAGAACTTTATACAGAAAACTTGACGAATTTAAGCAGAACAGACATCCTCCAATTCCAGCTGATATTTAAACTTGACAACATTTACTGTTTATAGAGGCTAGTGTTTCTCCTCTTCGTGCTGAACCGGTAAGGTTACCGACGATAAAGAAACCAAACTTTTTTATCAAATTCGAAAGAATACTTGAAAAAGAAAGATAAACTTTTTTATCCAATTAACCTTAAACAAAATATAATTAAACAGGAGAATTATCGTGGCAATATCAAATGACCTACTCAGCTCTACCCTATATGCTATCAGAGATGCAGAGGTAGACCAGCTTTACAGAAAGACCGCATTCCTAGATCTCGTTAAGTCAGCAGGTGGCATCGAGTACGAAGACGGTGGTATCAAACTTCAGAGACCTCTAAGTGTTGTTGATCACAGCACCATCACCCAGCTAGCAACCGGCTATGAGCCAGTCTCACTAGCAGTAAGCGACGTATTGAAGCCAGCTATTTATGAATGGCAGGACTTCGTAGCACCAGTAGTTATAACCAAAAAAGAAGAACTAGAGAACCAAGGCGAAAAAGCAATTGTTAAGATCGTCGAAGCCAGAATGAAAAACGTTATGGCAATGTTCAGACGAGAACTAAACAAGCAGATCCTTGCTGGTACTTCAACTGTTATGACCAACATGAGTTCACTAAACGGCTTTACTCTAACCACTGGCTTCCTAGAAGAAGGCGCTGCAACTCCAGCTGGTCAGACCAACATCGTTGGTGGTCTTGCTAAAAACACACTAAACGTTCCAGGCTGGTTTAACAGCGTCGTAGCAAGCACCGGTGCTGCTGATATCGTAGCAAACCTAACTTCACTCTATCAGGAATGTAACCAGTTCTCACCATTTGGTAATGTTAATGCAGTTATCGTAAACCCAGCAACATTTGCTGCATACAAAGATGCACTCTACCTAAATGAAAGGTTTATGTCTACCGACAAACTAGATGGTGGCAGACTACAGCTAGCATTTGCTGGTGCAGTAGTTGAGCAGGATAACGAAATGCCAGATAACACTGGTGGTGTAGCCAAGTACTCTGCTTACATGTTAAACTTTGAAGGCATCAAAATGTGCTTCCATTCTGATGGTGACTTTGCTGTTTCTCCATTTGAATTTATCTCAGGAACAACCGCAAGATCAGCTCAGGTTTACCTCAAGGCTCAGCTAATTGCTGACCACCTAAGAGGTTCAGGCGTTCTAACCGGTCTATAAGATAAACTTAACCTTTATAAAAAAATAGGAGAAATAATAAAATGGCTACTTCAACCTTAATTCAGAAACTAGACGCTACCGCATTGGTTACTTCGACCACTGTTCCAGGTGGTTATCAGACTGTCACAACCCCAGATGTATCAAACCGAAGACAAGTAGAAACCTTTATTGCTGGCGCAACTGTTGTCGTTGGTCAGTGGGTTCAGTTCGATACTTCAAAGTCTGGAGCTGTTAAAGTTCTAACTGTAGTTCCAGCAGCAATTACTGCAGATGGAAATGCACTTGTTGTTGGTGTTGTTCTTGGCTCAGCAGAAACATCTGGAGCACTAACTGCTGGAAGCAAAATAAACGTAATTGTATCAGGATACGCATCAGTTGCAGCAGTAACAACTGGTGTTGCAGCAGGAACACCTCTTGTAGTTGATGCTACATTAGGAAGAGCTGATGCTAGAGTTGCAGGAGATATATCTGATGCTTGTGGTGTTGCTCTAACTCTTGCAGGCTCAACAGGCTCAAACCTAGCAGAAGTTTGGGTTTACAAAAAATTCTAATATAAGATAAAAACTTAAAAGTTCTAAGGCTCGGTTTTTCCGGGCCTTAGTTTTTTGGCTTGACATAAACTATACAAGTGAGGCAAATGTAAATGGATCTCAAAGCATTAAGAGCT